AGGCACCACCGACGGGCCTCCTCGTCACCCAGCAGCGAAGCCTTGATGCTCATGCCGGCACGATAGGCACGCTCTTCGTTCTTGAAGCCCTTGAGGGGGCGATGCGACGCGGGCACAGCGAAAATCTTGCGGCTTTCCACGGCGGGAGCCTCCTCGGTGGTTTCGGTCTTTTCGAGCTTCTTGGCCGGGGCACCGCGCTCCAGCACGGCACGCAGTTCGACTTCCTTGGCCTGCACGCGGGTCAGGAACTCAATCCGCTCGCGGAGCTTGTCGGCGCGAGTCTCGAGCGAACGGAGGGACGCCTCCTGCTCCTCAGACATCGGAGCGGCGGCCTCTTCGCCCTCGGGGGCGTCCTCAGTCATCGCGGACATTTCAGCGACAACAGCGGCCAGTTCGTCGAGCAGTGCCTTGATCTTGTCCACGGTGTGGGCTCCTGTGTTCGGGCTGCGGCGTCAGTCGCCGTCTATCCCGAAACTACGGGGCGCACATGGAAACCATGCAGTTACGCACGGTCGGCAGTAAAAGACTTCCGCCTGATCACGGTGCCGTGAATGATCTGCTTGTCGGTGTTGCCACACCGGCAGCACCGCAGATAGCGGGTCTGGTATTCGCCAGACCGCTGCGACGACGCCACCGCTAGGCGGCCATCTCGACAGCGAGGGCAGGAATCGCCACTAGCGGCCATGCGTGCGGAGATACTCGCGGAGTGAGGCGGCCTTCTTGGCTGCGGCAATGGCACGGTCGCTGTTCGCGAATTGCGAAACACGGAAGGCGTCGAACGACCGCCTCGCAACCGTTACATCAGCATCTGGATACGCAGGGAACGTCACCGGACCCACGTCAATCAGCGAGTCAATCTTCGTCACGGTGCGGATGCTTCGGCCGTCCTCGACGCTCCAGGCTTCACCACCGGGGGCCACCTGGAACGAGAACGACGAACCACGCACGATCCCCGCTTCGATGTTGGCGGCGAGATCGCGACCGTAGGACGTGTCGGGCACGGGGAACTCGTACCGCAGTCCGACTTCGTCTACGTTCATCCGTAGCGTGCCGGGGAACCGAGCAAGCGGGTAGTTCGGGTCATGGTTCCACAACGCCCGCGTCTCCAGCGGACGCTTGCGGCCACGACGCTCCGCGACGATGCCGAAGGCGCCGGGGTCGAGCCGCTCAACGAATTGGCCTTCCAACTCCAGCGAGTTGACGCCGAACTTCGCCGCATAGCCGACGATCCACTGGCGATCGGTGCCGTCTTCACTGCGGCTCTCAACCGCCAGGAGCGGCACCGCCGACTCCACCTCGTCAATCGCCAGTGCCCTGCGTTCGATGTTGCCCATGATGCTCCTGCCCTCCTCGTCTGCGGCGTTCATTTGTTCAACCAGTTTGCGACTCCAAGCCCAGCCGGGATCTGAGCCCCATAGCGCCCAGGCTATACGCCCGTTACTCGGAAACCCGTCTTCGCCTGGGCTCCAGCCCTTGCCTTGCTTGTCGATCTCGTGCCTGTCGAAGTACGCCTTCATTCGGCGTGCCGTCTCTGGGCTGATCGTCACTCCGTTGCTCAGGTCGCGAGCGCGGGCCACGCCGACTGCCGTGCCGCCTCGGCCGTACTCGCTTCGCCAATCAAGCCCTTTCTGTGCCTCTGACCGCACGCCCGCCGGGGGTGTGAAGTCAATGTGGTCGTACCTAGCTGCCACGGCGTCGCCCCTTCCGCCTGGGCTTCCCGTAGTCCTTTTCCTCAACCGGGGGCGGCTCGGGCAGCGGGTCAATCTTCGTGAGCGTCGCCACCTTGTGCCCGACTTGCGTCTCGGTTGCACGCCACCCGCCGGCCACTTCTTCGTAGAGCGTGATAAGTGCGGCCGGATCTTCCTCGGTCGCGTCGATCTTGAAGTCGGTGCCGGGGATGTCGAGTGTGCCGTAGTCCATCACGTGATCGATCCGGCCGCGAGCACGCCCGCCTGAAGAATTCCACGAAACGAAGTCGCCCTCCGAGACGCTGCCGGGGGCGGCACGCGAGGCGGTTTCCTCCGCGACCGGCAAGGGAGCGGGATCCACGGGCTCGGGCACCGGATCGCCATCAGGCATCACGACCGGAGTCGAGTTCGTGCCAGCGATGATGGCGTCGACGGTCGACTGCGGGATGCCAGGAAACGCCGCAGCGATGATTGCCTTTGCCCCCATCTCGTTGAGGAGCCCGGCGTTGTATTGAGCCACGATCTCCAAGAGGCTCGAAACCTGTGCCCCGTTGAGCGACACGTCCGCAATCTGCGGGCCTTCCTCGACCGCGAGTTCGGGCGTCGCCTCCGCGGGCGTCTCGTCGACAGTGATGACTTCCTCAACCACCGGCTCCGGCTGGGCTGCCGCCTTCGTCAGCGTGGTCATGTTCAGCTGCACGAACCGCTCGTCACCACCCTCGACGGGGTTCATGTTTTCTGCGGATCGGATGTCGTTGACGCTTAGAACTCCGAGCGTTGCCATTTGCGAGTAGTACGCCGCCCGGCCGGCAGCGTCAGCCCGCAACGCACCGCGCGTGTCGAACTCCGCGAACAGGTCGCCATCCGCAATGAGATCGCGACTGATGGCAGACTCGATGCGGCGCAGCCACGGCATCAACCCGTTCTGCAGGTAGTCCAGCGACTGCTGCTCAATGTTTGAGTAGGACGACCGCGACAGGTCGCCGACCAGGTGCGGCGGCACGCCGTAGAGGCGGCACACCTCTTCGACTTGAAATCGGCGGGCCTCGAGGAACTGAGCCTCTTGGTTGTTGCCGCCGAGCTCGTTGACCTTCAGGCCGCCTTGCAGGACCGCAGTCCGGTGCGCCCGGTCAGGGCCACGGTGGGCACGCTCCCACTGGTTGCGCGTGTTCTCGGCCGTTTCAGGCGACAGCATCTGATCGGTGGACAGCACGACGCCAGGCCGGGCACCATTGCCGAAGAACGCCGCGCCGTGAATCTCGCACGCCCGCGAAAGCCCGATCGCGTCCTTCGCCAACTCCACCGGCACCAGGCCGTTGACGCCGTCATCCGACAGCCATCGAAGCATCATAATCGCGTCTTGAGCGTAGACGGTGCTTTGCCCCGAAGCCTCGCGATACGTGTACCGCAGCCGGCCATTCTCGACGCGGTCTACCTTCATCCGCGATGGGTGCAGCACCACCAGCTGCGTCTGCTCACCGGCCCCGCCAATTTCCACGAACGCCTGCCCGTGCGTCAGCAGGTGGAGCATCAACTGCTCACGCCACTCGTAGCTGGTCTGCCACGAGTTTGGCGTGTCATGCAGGACGCGATACAGCGGGTTCTCGCGGGCGAGTTCCTTGCCGCCATCCGGCAACCGCCGGTAGAGGTGCAGGGGCAGCCCGGCCACGCTCGACGACAGGACGCGAACGCACGCCAGCACGACCGTCGAACGCAACGCCGTCTCAGGGTCAATCCGCACGCCGGCGGCGTTGCCACGACCGCCAAACGAGCCAGATTCAAAATCCCAATGCCGCTCGTCAGCGCCGGGAAGCCACAAGATGCGTGAGTTCGGAGCGATCATATGAGCAGGATGGAGGGTTCTGCCGAGGGCTTGTTCGTGATCTTCGACGACTCCCAGCCACCCAAGGCGAAGATCAGAGCCACGATCCCGTCAATGCGGCCCGTGCTCTTTTTCTTCACCGGCCGAACGTCCTCAAACGAGTTGATTTCGACGGTCACATTCGCAGACATCCACGACAACACGGGATTGCCGCCATGACGAATGCGGTTCTGAAGCACAAGCGATTCGAGCCGCTTCGTGCCCGAACTCATGCCCCGGAATCCTTGGCTCCATCCTGCCACTTTGAGGCCAGCCCCTTGCAGTTCCACGGCCAACTGCACCGCCCCGGTCAAGTCCATGTAGACGTGCTCAATCTGGTGCGTCTTCGCGTATTCCAAGACGTACTCGCGAATCCTTGAGTGATCGATCACGTTTCCATCGGTCGCCGTGATGTAGCCGGAGTTCACCCAGTGCTGGAACGGCTGGCGGTCGGTTCGCTCCCGCTCCATGATCAAATCGCGAGGCGCCCAGAACATGGCGTCTACCTCGAATTCGTCGTTCTCGCACGGGTAGAGGGCGACCATTGCGGAAAGGTCGGTCGACTTCGACAAGTCCATCCCGAGGATGCACTTCCGCCCGGCGAAGGGTGATGTCGGGCCGTCCGAACACGCCGCCCACTTCTCAGGATCAAGCCAGCGGTTGGTGCTCTCGGTCCAGACGCCGAGCGAGTAGCGGAGCCAGCCGTTCAGTTTGGTGGCTTTGTTTTTCGCCTCGCGGGCATCCGCCGCGAATGACTCCTCTGTCATCGTGACGCCCATGCCGGGATTGCAACGCCGCCATGTGGCCGGTGCGAAATAGTCCTCAGTACCGTCTGTTTTCGCGGCGAAAATCTTGCCATAGAAGCGAGGGTCATACTTCGGGTCGGCGCTGGTCAACTCCGCGTATTCGTGCTGCTCCCAGCAAATCGTGTCACGCCGGTCGCCAGCCGTCGTTATCGTGCAGAGCAGCGGCTCCCTTCTGGAGCGACCCGAATAGCGGAGCGCCTCGAAAAGACGCCTGTCGGGCCAGGCGTGCAATTCGTCGCAGAACACAAACGAGTAGGACGGGCCTTCCGCAGCACCAGCATCCCGAGAGATCACCCGCATCGAAGATCCGGTCGATTGGCAGACGATCGTTTTTCGCGAGTCCACCACTTCGAGCGTCGCCGCCAGTTCCGGCGACCGCTTTACCATCGCGGCCGTCTCGTCAAAGATGATCGCCGCTTGGTTGCGGTCCTTCGCCGCGATGCACCCGAGTTCGCCTTCGCCCTCCATCAGCAAGTGCCAGATTGAGAGGCACGAGAGTAGCGTGCTGTTGTGGGTTGGAATCATTCCTCGCCCGGCGAGGTAAAGCCCGTCGCGGGAGTCGACCTGTATGCAGCAAACAGGAACAGACTCCACGGGATCGACCGACACGATCTGTCTGTATTGCGACCGTGGCTTTTTCGTCGGCAAATATCCGAGGCGATCCAACTTGCGTCGCAACTTGAAAGGCGGCGTATCGCGAAAGCCAGCAAAACACACACGATAGACCTCGCCGCAGTCCTTGCCTTGGAGCATCGCCCGTGAGCACAAAACCGTAGGCTTGTACCCAAGAGAGCGAATGAGTTCGACTGAACCATCACGCAGTGATGATGATGTAGTCGCAAACTCGCAGCGGGGCACGCCTTTAGTGCCTGTGATGCACGCCGTGCCGTCGGTGTCCATCAGCCCTTGCAGCAGCGAGAGCCGTTGGCCGTAAGACGCTCGAAGGTACGCGGCCGGGATGTGCTTGTTACAAAGCAGACCCATCTTTCGGAGTTTTGCCTGAATCCCATGAGCCGGGCCGCTGGGGTGGTTGGCGTCAAGAGAATAAAGACCGGATCTCTCGTTTGATGACTTTCTCTCGACAACCTTGATGCCTGCGTCTCGCAGGTGCTCAATAATCTCTAGGTCGTCATACGAGCAGGTAATCGTCGCAGCCGCAGAAGTTCCGTCCCCAAGCCAGCATCCCAAGACATAGGGGTCGATTGGCAAGTCTGCGTCGCGGCATTGAATGGCTCCGGCAACGGGCACGCGATGATTGCAGGCGACGCTTGTGCGGGAAGCGTTGAACGTAAGCGTGTCGCGGATCTGCTTGGTTGTGCGAATGTGCCTGTCGTGCCACGTAGACTTCGAGCCAAGTCCAGTTCGAGGAAGCCCCGTGCGGTACGACTCCGTGTACCAGAGGTGCCCCTCGTCAGCCACGATGCTTTCGCCATCCGAGAACGTCACTCGGTAGCACGGGCGGCCCCGCATGACAGGGGTCTTGGCAAGCACGCGACAGCGAGATCCGTCGGCTGCAAAGACTTCATCGCCAACCGCCAAGTCTCCTTGGCACACCCAACCGAGAGGAGTCGGCACGGGAGTTTTTACGCACAACGCTTTTGCGTTCTTCTTGGGAACCTCAAGGTAGGCGAGGCGATACCTCCGCAACCCGTCCGCGGTCCTCCACCCGTAGAGCGGTTCAATCACGTCGTGCTTGTGCCAATCAAGAAGCCGCATCGGCTCGCCAGCCGTAGTGGTCGGGGAGTCCTTCGTGTGGCAGCAAACCGACTCGAGGAACTGCACGACCATGTCGGCAGACTCCTGGTCATACCGATAGCCGTCGACCCACTCAGGCCGTCGTCTTGCGGGCAGCCTTGATGGCGCGGAATTTTTCAATGGCGCTTTCCGCCTTGGCATCGGATTCCACCTTGAGCGAAGAGCGTGCGGCGGGCGACAGGCCGAAATCGGACTCTAGCTGCCGCAACTGGCTGGCGAGCTTGTGGGCGATGCTCACTTCAGGACGCTGCGCGATGTACTTGATTTCGCCGCCGTCGTTGAGAATTGGGTACGTGTCGCCTTCTGCCTTGAGTTTCGCACGCACCGCAAGCCACCATTCCCACGAATCGCAGTACCGGGCGAGCGCCTCGACATCGGCCCGCGTCATCACGCGAGTTGCCTGAAGCATGGGCAGCAGTTCGCGCCACTTCGCAGCGGCAACTTCGCCTAGATGCGACGGCATGGCGATGCCGTCAGCCGGCGGCTGCGGTTCCGCCGCGTTCAGTTTCTCTTTACCCGGATTGCCGCGAAGGATTTTCAGCGGCGTCGGGGCTGGTTTTGGTCCGCGTCTGCCCATTGTTTTTGATGATGAAATAGTAGGCAGGTTTTCGCACGACCTACCCCCTGACCGTTACCCCCGGCCGCTCCACTGTGGCAGGACTTCTGTCCCCTCTT